CAAGCAGCTGCACTGCGTCATATATCAGCTTACATGCAGGGAGAAAAAATAGACCCTGAATCTGGTATCAATCATCTTGCCCATGCAGTTTGTTCTCTCCTATTCTTAACTGACTTTGATCTTAAAGAATCCAGGGAAATTAACAAGGTGACAGTATCATATAATACCCCCTTTACTCCTGAAGAATATAACAGTATACAAGAAGAGAAAAATGCGGTATAATATACTACATACAACAAAAACGGGAAATCTAAATAATGAAACTAAGTGAAGAAACTCTAAGTACCCTTAAGAACTTTGCTAGCATTAATGCTAACATCGTAATGAACCCTGGCAACGTCGTTAAGACTATGTCAGAAAGCAAAACTATTATGGGACAAGCTACTATCGCTGAATCTATCCCTAATCAGTTTGGCATCTACGATCTAAACGAATTTCTGGGTGTTGTTAATATGTTCGATGATCCTGATCTCGAATTCGATCCCAATATGAAGTTTGTTAATGTTCGCGAAGGTAACAAATCTGTTAAATACTTCTTCTCAGATGCTTCTATTCTAACTACACCAACTAAAGATATTGTTATGCCACCCTGCGAAGTAAACTTTACGCTTACTTCTTCTGATATGGCTAACATCCGCAAGGCCTCGTCTGCTTTGGGTGTAACAGATCTGGTAGTCTCGATAAATCCTAACTCAGCACCGATGCTTATTGTTACGGACACCGAAGATGCTACCTCTAATACCTACGAAGTTGCACTAACAGAATACTCTGCAGCTGGCGTAGACTGTCGCTTTGTCTTTAATATCGGTAACTTCAAGTTCGTCAATGAAGACTATCAAGTATCGATATCGTCTAAGCTTTTATCTAACTTTAAGTCGTTAACTAGCTCTACCGAATATTGGGTAGCTCTAGAAAAGAAATCAACATTTGGAGGGTAATATGTCAGAACAAGAAGATGGTCTGTCTATCGACGACCTAATGAACGTGCTAAGAATTATTAACACATCAACAGAACGAGGTGCCTTTAAGGCAAACGAATTATCTTTTGTAGGGAATGTCTATGACAAGTTCACAGGATTTATTAAACAAGCGCAGGCAGCAGAATCAGCTCCTGAAACAAATGAAACTAGCGAGGGTAATGCAGATGGTAGTGAATAATCCAGCGGATCGTACAAAGATCCTTAATGCAATTAAAGAATGGTCTAACTCAGCAACACGAGCTGAAGCGGAAAAAGACTTACAAAAAAACATCGTAGGCGATCTTTCAGACGAAGTAGGTATTGATAAGAAGTTCCTAAATAAGCTTGCTACGATGTATCATAAGCAAACCTTTGCACAATTCCAAAGCGAAGTTGAGGAGATCGAAGAACTATATGAATCTGTTACTACCACAGCTTAACTCGTGACTGATGAAGAGATAGAAGATTTGATACTTCGGATGTTCGAAAGATATCCGAAGTGTCCAACCCCGGATCAGCAACCCCGGATTTTCTATTACCACTTGAAAATGTTTTTATATGGTGAAGGTTATTTCTAATCTGTTTACTTTTACCTTGTTATGTGATATAATATATCTTTATTATGGAGTTGTGAAATATGTCTACAGATTTTCTCTGGGTAGAAAAATACCGTCCTGCTAAAGTAGCAGACTGTGTCTTACCCCAATCGCTTAAAGAAACCTTCTCGACCTTAGTCTCTACTGGTAATTTGCCTAATATGCTATTCACCGGTACGGCTGGCGTCGGTAAGACTACAGTAGCTAAAGCCTTGTGCAAAGAGCTTGACCTTGACTACATTATTGTTAATGGATCAGAAGAAGGTAACATTGATACGCTACGAAACAAGATCAAGCACTTTGCTTCTACTGTTTCCTTACAAGGTGGGTACAAAGTAGTTATTCTCGACGAGGCAGACTACCTAAACCCACAATCTACGCAACCTGCTCTCCGTGGGTTCATCGAGGAATTCTCCAACAACTGCAGGTTTATCTTAACGTGTAACTTTAAGAATAGAATCATCGAACCTCTGCACTCACGATGCTCAGTCTACGAATTTGCTATTCCTAATGCAGAAAAGCCTGCTATTGCTGCTGGATTCTTCAAACGCGTTATGGATATCCTCGCATCAGAAGGTATCACCTTTGATCAAAAAGTAGTTGCTACCCTTGTAGAAAAGTACTTCCCTGACTTCCGTCGGGTATTAAACGAACTACAACGTTATTCCCTATCTGGCACCATTGATGCTGGCATCCTTGTTAACCTATCAGAGGATAACGTAAAGGTCTTGGTATCTCACCTAAAAGATAAAGACTTTAAGGGGATGCGTAAGTGGGTGGTGGACAACATCGATACCGAACCTGCTGCTATCTTCCGTAAGATATACGACAATATGCTTACCTACATTAAGCCCCAATCAGTTCCTAATACTGTTCTTATCCTGGCTGATTACCAATATAAAAACGCATTTGTAGCTGATCACGAGCTTAACATCGTAGCATGCATGGTAGAACTTATGGCCAATGTGGAGTTTGCGTAGTGAATCCGTTTGATTACCTAAACTCAATTAACTCTACTAAGAAAGACATCATGGAGGTAGAAAGCTCTTATAACCCCTACATGATTAATCGGGGTTTGTCTTACTTCAACGATACTGTGCTATACGCCAATGAAATGAACCGTTATCACCACCTTGATAATAAGCTTCAATATCATTTTCTTATAAATAGTATCAGACCAAGAAAAAGGTTTTCGAAGTGGTTGAAGAAGTCCGACCCGGACTCAGTAGATGTAGTTAAAGAATATTATGGCTATAGCAATGAAAAAGCCCGCCAGGTTCTTTTCCTACTGTCTGCCGCTCAAATTAATGAATTGAAGCAGAGGTTATACAAAGGTGGAAAATAATAACAATATTAGTGAAGTAGTAGATGACTGGACACCAGCATCGATGCTAGAAGTTACGCTAAATGAACCTGATGATTTTCTAAAGGTTCGCGAGACACTTACCCGAATTGGTGTTGCATCACGTAAAGATCGCAAATTGTATCAATCTTGTCATATACTTCATAAGCAAGGTCGATATTTTATTACGCACTTTAAGGAGTTATTTCTGCTTGATGCTAAGCCGTCTAACCTTACAGTAAACGATGTAGAGCGCCGTAATACGATTGCTACATTACTTTCTGATTGGGGATTAGTCTCTATAGTAAACCCTGCTAATCTACCTGTAGCCCCTCTTCGACAAATAAAGGTTATCTCTCATTCAGAGAAAAATAACTGGGAGCTTTGCCCTAAATATAATATCGGTAATAGCTAAAAAGAATTACACAATCGTGTATAAATAGGTAATGAGATGCGGAATGGTCCGGTCTCATTACAGTACTAACCTTGCTATAAAATAGGAGGTCATTAATATGACACTACAGCACTTTCCCTCTATGGGACCATCGTTCGTTGGATTCGAAAGGCTTCTCAACCAGCTAGAAAGATCCGCCAACTACAAAGACACCTATCCACCTCATAACTTAATTCGAAAGAATGAAAATGAATTCTCAATTGAACTAGCCGTAGCTGGCTTTAGTTTAAATGAGATTGATATTGAGGTAACAGAAGGTATTCTAACAGTTTCTTCTATTTCAGATAAGACTGTAAGCTCTTTGGACAATCAGCCTGAATATATCCATAAGGGTATATCCACAAAGCAATTCCGTCGAAGCTTTAATCTAGCTGAATATATAGAAGTAAAAGAAGCACGATATCTTAATGGTATTCTAACAATAGATCTTGCTAGAGAAATTCCTGAAGAGAAAAAGCCACGTAAGATTAGCATTGCTAACTACGTAGAACCAGAGGTAGAGGAACTAGCTCAAGAACTATTGACTGAAGACTAATATTATGGCTGTAGATCGAACCCGGTACGCTTTCCCTAATCCCGATACAAAGGTTGGTGCTCTTATCAAAAGACGCCGACTTAACATACTAATTCATTCGTCTATGTATTACTACCTAGATACAAGCATTATATCTGATGATCAATTTGACTCTTGGTGTTTTGAATTAGTGGATCTGCTCAAAAAGCACCCAGATGCTTATTCTGATAGATTCGATTATGCATTTAAGGATTGGGATGGAATGTCTGGGTTCGATTTACCCTTAAGAGATCCGTGGGTTCTTGAGAAAGCACAATACTTAATAAAACTAAATGAGAAATAAATTATGGATGTGAAAGTTATACGATTAATATCAGGTGAAGAAGTTATTTGCTTTGCTAAAGAAGTTGAGGGTGGTTGGTCTATTGAAAAACCAGGCATGCTTATACCCACTGAAAAAGGAGTAGGTATTATGGGAATGATGCCATATACTACTATTGAGGATGAGGTTACTTATATAAAAGAAGCTATGGTCGGATTTGTTACTAATCCTATTTCAGGGTTGGAAGAGCAATATCGCTCTATTAATGAAAAAACTACTATTATAGCTCCTGAGAAAAAGATTATTATATAGGGGGATATACTTGTTCTTAATAATGTGGTATAATAGACTATATTATCGAAATGGAGATACACTTTGAGTTTTTATACTTCAGTTGCACGGTACGGGAATTCTCTCCTGTACCGTGGCTATAATGATTCCGGACGTCGTGTCCAAAGAAAAGTAAAGTTTAAGCCTACTCTTTACATCCCATCAAACAAAGAATTAGGTTGGAAGTCTATAGACGGTCGCGATGTGGCTCCTATGACCTTTGACTCTATGCGTGATGCTAAAGAATTCTCAGAACGCTATAAAGATGTTTCCGACTTTAAAGTATACGGTACACAAAACTATATTCACCAATATATTACAGAATGCTTCCCCGCCGACTTAGTATTTAATCGTTCCTTTATAAACGTTTGCTCTATAGACATCGAGGTAGAGTCGGATGACGGCTTCCCTTACCCTGAAGATGCCTTAAAGCCAATTAATGCTATTTGTGTAAAGAATAATGTAGACAACATCTATCACGTCTGGGGCTTAGGCAAATACTCTGTTGCCAATTCAGAACATGGTGACAAGATTAAGATTAACTATACCGAATGTGCTTCAGAACGGGAACTACTTACTAACTACCTTAATTGGTGGTCTCGCGAAGAAAATTGCCCAGATGTAGTAACAGGCTGGAACTCTAGGCTATTCGATATACCTTATATCGTTAATCGTATTGGTCGAGTATTTGGCGAAGATACTGCTAAGCAGCTTAGTCCTTGGGGATTAGTCCAGTATAAGCAGATTGCTATCAAAGGTAAGCAGATGGATACCTACGATATATCTGGCGTTCAGCAAATGGATTACCTTGATCTATTTCAAAAGTTTGGCTATTCATACGGTGCTCAAGAATCTTATAAGCTAGATCATATTGCTCACGTAGTCCTGGGGGAACGTAAAGTAGACTATTCTGAATTTGGTTCTCTCTATACCCTATATAAAGAAGATCACCAAAAGTTCATTGACTATAACATTAAAGACGTAGAGCTTATCGATCGATTTGAAGAAAAGATGGGCTTGATTACGTTGGCTATGACCATAGCATATAAGGGTGGTGTAAACTACTCTGACACCATGGGTACAACCGCTATATGGGATTCGATTGTATTTCGCGAGCTTAAGCGTCGTAAGGTAGTCCCACCACCTATGGAACCTAAGCAGACCCGATCTTTCGCTGGTGGGTATGTTAAAGCCCCACAAATTGGACTACACGATTGGGTGGTTTCATTCGATCTTAACTCGCTTTACCCTAACCTTATTGTCCAATATAATATGTCACCCGAAACACTTCAACCCGAAGTTCTCGAAGGCGGTGTGGACTACTATCTAGAAAAAACCGATAAGGTTAACTCGAAGCATTCTGTTGCAGCTAACGGATCTACATATACTAACGAGAAGCAGGGTGTACTTCCAAACATCATTGTTAACTACTATAATGAGCGTAAAGAAGTTAAGAATAAAATGCTTGAAGCTAAGCAGGCATACGAAAAAGAACCATCCATTAAGTTAGAAAGGGAGATAAACCAGCTAGAAAATCGTCAAATGGCTATTAAAATTCTACTCAATAGTCTCTATGGTGCTATCGGTAATGCTTACTTCCGCTACTTCGATCTACGTGTAGCAGAAGGTATTACCCTAACCGGTCAGTTAGCTATTCGCTGGGCGGAAAAGGCAGTCAATGCTGAAATGAATAAAATACTTGGAACTGAGGACGCTGATTATGTTATTGCCATCGATACTGATTCTGTTTATGTTAATTTTGGAAAACTGGTTAACAAGTTTGACCCTATTGACCCAGTTGAATTTCTCAATAAGATCTGCTCTGATCATTTCGAACCATTATTCGAACGATCCTATGCAAGCATGGCTCAGATGATGAATGCCTATGATAACCGTATGGTTATGGCTCGAGAAGCTATAGCCGATATCGGTATCTGGCAGGCTAAGAAACGCTACATCCTTAATGTACACAATAACGAAGGTGTACAATATTCTGAACCTAAACTTAAAATTATGGGCATCGAAGCTATTAAGTCTTCAACCCCTGCAGAAGTTCGTAAAGCTCTAAAAGATATATTCAAAGTAATTGTAACTGGTTCTGAACCTGCTACCCAAAAAGCTATAGCAGACTTCAAAGACTATTTCCTAACCTTGCCACCAGAAGAAGTATCGTTTCCTCGTGGGGTTAACGATATGACCAAGTGGAAGAACAGCCAGACCATATATGCTAAAGGCTGCCCCATACACGTCCGCGGCAGCTTGCTCTATAACAAAGCTGTACAAGACAAGGGTCTAGAAAAGAAGTATGAACTTATTAAGAACGGGGAAAAAATTAAGTTCTGCTACCTTAAGACCCCTAATACCCTCAGAGAGAATGTTATATCCTTCCCTATGTATTTCCCACCAGAATTACAACTCACACAATATATAGACTATAACAAGCAATTCGAAAAGACATTCCTGGACCCAAT